ACAAGAAACGGACAGACTGCAACAGCAGTCACAGTCGATGAGTTTGGTAACCCAAGAGATCATGGATTCTCTGTTGGTGTAAACATTAATATTAGTGGTGTAACTGGTTCATCAGGTCCTCAGAATGAAGCAGACGCAGGTTTATACAATGGTTCATTCACTGTTACATCTGCATCTGGTAACACATTTACTTACCAGATGTCAAGTGAACCCTCAGGAAACGCTGTAGGTTCAAATATTACGGTGAAGACTGAAATTGATACTGTTGACTCTGCATCACCATACGCATTCAACCTATCACTAAGAAGTGTGTGGGGTATGAACGGTATGCACGCAAACGGTGCAAAAGCAACTGGTTTCAAATCAATGGTTGTGGCACAGTTCACTGGACTGTCACTACAGAAAGATGATAGAGCATTCGTAAGATATAATCAGTCAACTGGTAGTTATGATGTGGCGACTGCAGGGGACGGTGCACACTTAGATGGATTTGCTGAGTATAGAAAGGGATGGGGACATGAACATATCAAGTGTTCTAATGACTCATTCATACAGGCAGTTTCTGTGTTCGCTGTGGGATATCAAGGTCACTTCACTGCACTAAGCGGTGGTGATATGTCAATCACCAACTCTAACTCTAACTTTGGTAACACTGCTCTTAGATCAGCAGGATTCAAAGCAAAATCATTCTCGAAAGACAAGGCAGGAGCAATAACTCATATCATTCCACCAAAAGCATTGAATGTTATATCAACAACTGCTACTGGTGCTAGTGGTAGTACATCTATCACACTGACAAATGACGGGTCAGTCAACGGGGTTATCCAAGGTATGACTGTAACTGGAACTGGTATTGCTGCAGGTACGACTGTAGGAACAGTCAACACAAATACTAGAGTAATAACATTATCTGCTGCACTGACTGGTACAGCAGGTGCAGTCATCTTTGGTGAAGAGACATCCGTGAACTGGGTCAACATTGATATACAAAGAACAAAGGTTATTAACGCATCACTTGCAGGACAAGGTGGTACACCAGGTACAAGACTATACCTATATGGTTACACAACAGAAGCATCACCACCAACAACAAGAGTACAGGGTTTCTCAGTCGGAGCAAGACAAGATGGCACAGGTAATACTGCTATCGCAGACAAGATCAACTGTCTCCTAGTTGCAAACGGTGCGACTGTTGCAACAACACAGTCAGCAAGCATATCACCTTATGGTCCTAGTGTATCTGGACTAGCAGCAGGTGTGACTGGATCACCGATCCAATATGACAGTACAACCTATACAATAGGTGGACAAGCAGGTTCAGTCGGTGGTTGGTATCTATCAGTTTCATCAACAAATAACGAAATTTATACAACTTTATCAACTAATGCACAATATAATACTGTAAACTTTACACCAAGTACATTTATAAAGAGGATCCCTGATCCAAGAGACTTACAAGATAGAACCTATCGTGTAAGATATGTGATTGATAAGGACAAGTCTAATCCTCTACCTAGAGACCCTATCTCTGGTTTCGTACTACAACCTCTGAATAGTGACACTACATCATTTAACTTGACTAAGTGTTTCTACATCTATGATATTGAAGTTGTTCAACCATTTGAAAGAGGTGTTAATGATGGAATATATTATCTAACATTACTATGCGGTTCTATTGCACCGTCAACATCTAACTTTAACGACAGGAAGTTCTCACAGAACGTCAACGAAGTATATCCTACATTTGATAGAGATAATCCAGTTGCTGATCCTGACGCTGCAGTTTCTGTTGCTGATAATGTTACTATAGGTCTCGTCAATGCAACTGATGGTGCTACACCAACACCTGCATTAGATCCAAAGAGATCTATCACTAAAGAAGGCATTGTCTTCTTACTCACAGATACAGGTTGGACACAACCAGGCACAACACCAAACTATGACTCAGGAAACGCACTTCTCTCGAATGTGCAACTCACTGCACGAGCAGGTGATGAGGAAACACGAAAAATTAAGATTCGAGAAAATAATGATGGAACAGTCGCACCGATCAATGTCGAGTTCCGACGTCACTCTATCCTCAGATCAGGTAATCACACATTTGAATACCTTGGTTTCGGACCTGGAAACTATAGTACAGCGTTCCCGCAAACCCAAGTTGAGACACTAACTCAAGAACAGATTAGATTTTCACAGTCCATTAAAGAAGAAGGAGGAGTTTCATTCTACTCTGGACTTAACTCTAACGGTGACCTATTCATTGGTAACCAAGTTATCAACCCTGTTACAGGTCAGATTACTAACGAAGACATCGCACAGTTAAACGTTGTTGGAGAAGAAAGCACAACGATTCAGACATTCTCTGAGTTGGTGCTGACTGACAAACTAACCGTACTTGGTGGTGCATCTAACCAGTTAGAATCTATCTTTGCAGGTCCTGTTACATTCCAAGGACAACTAACTTCTACGAATAATATACAGGCAAGAAAGATCTCTTACTACAACCAAGATGGTACAGTTATCAAACAAACTCTGCTCGCACCTGCTGATGCAAGTGGACAACCAGATTTTAGTAATATCACCAACTACACTACACCTGCTGACGGTGACCTTGTTTATAATATTAACTGGACGCCTGGGAAATCTCTTGGTTGGATATACTACGGTGGATACTGGAAAGAGTTTGGTCTCACAGATACTGGTCAGATCAATATTGACACTTTCTCTGGCAACCAACATATTGGTATTGGTACTGCTGCTGTATCTGGATTTAGGGTTGGATTACTAGGTAACGCAAAAGTAGATGGTGACTTAGTTGTTACTGGACGAGGTGGTGTTGGTGCTGATAAGTATATCACTAAAACATACACAGGAGACGGTACCACTCTAACGTTTGCTGTAACTACATATAGTGGAGGCATCAAACACTCTGATGATTCACTCTTAGTATTCCTCAATGGTGTAGCACAGATTGCAGGAACTAACTACACAGTCGATTCAAATGGTGCAAACGTTGTATTCTCATCAGGAGATGCACCTTTAGCATCTGATACTGTTCACATTCTAGAACTACCTATCTAACATGGCAATTTCAAGAGTAAGTGGTAATCAGATTGCCACTAGCACACAAGCAATTATAACAACCTTAAGTTTCTTAAACACTAACTCAGTGCTTAGGTTACCGTCTGGTACAACAGCACAGAGACCAACAGGTGTATCCATAGGTACGCTACGTTTCAACTCAACAATAGACCAAGCAGAGATTTATAAAGCAGATGATGGTACAGGTAGTGCAGGTTGGGCACCAGTTGCAGGTGGAGGACCTGCTATTGGAACTGATAGTATTATTAGAACTAATCATAATAGAATACAAGAAAATCTTACAGTCGGACCAACTGCTAACAATGGTGCTGAGTTTACTAACGGAATGAGTGCAGGTCCTATATCCATAGATTCTGGTTTTACTGTTACAGTCGAATCAGGTGCAGCATGGAGTGTTAGATGAAGTTACGAGTACAAAACATACAAGGTCTTACACCTAACTTCACAGTCACAATAGATGAAGATAGTGATATGGCATTCAAAGGTGGAGCAGAGTTAAGAGTTACAAACCAAAGTGCGTTACCATTACCATATGGCACTACTAATGCATTTGCTACTAGATTGATAACTCATTCACCAAGAAGAGGATATGAGAACGGAGAAGTAAGATATAATTTATCAACACAAAAACTAGAAGTATTCAATAACGGTGTCTGGTCAGGCTAAACTGATTGTCGAGGATGGTGATGTACCTGACTTGACATTATATCAAAATAGGATTAAAATATGTAATGACTGTCAGTATAAATCCCCTATTGGGATCTGTACTAAATGTAACTGTGTGCTTGCAGTTAAAGCACGCTTTCCTATATTCCACTGCCCGATAAACAAATGGTAATGAGTCCTTTTGCGAACCAACCAGAACCTATAATCACAAAATCTATACATCATGATAACTTTATATCTGAGTTTGAGACTAATTTAGATTGTACAGAAGTTATTAAGTATTATCAGTACATTGCAGATAATGGTTTGACTATCAAGAGATACACCGAGAAAGGTGCTGCTGATACTCAAGTCTTTATGCATGAGTTACCAGTAGAATATTTCCATGATAATCTTGGTCGTCCAGTATTCCAACGTTGGAACTATCTTACGGAGCAAGCATTAAGAGAATATGTTTACAAGTATGATATTTTGATGGGTCGTAGGTTTCAACATACTATGGCAAAAATTCAAAAGACAGAACCAGGACAGGGATATCACGCATGGCATTATGAAGCAACACCCTCTGCACCATATCGTAAGTTAGCAACAATGATCTATTTGAATGATAACTTTGATGGTGGTGAAACAGAATTTTTATATCAACATTGTAGAATAAAACCAAAGGCAGGTAAGTTCGTAATATTTCCGTGTGATTGGGCATGGACACACAGAGGAAATCCTCCCCTAAATAATGATAAGTATATTGTTACTGCATGGGTAGAAGAATATCCAACGCCAGGACAATAAATAGAAATACTATAACCTGTTCAAATGAGCAAACTCACTGTAGGTAGTATCGGTGGTATACCTGCATCACTTAATCAATCTTCAATTCCTACAGGACATACGCTGCAGATAAACGGTAATGTATATCATGATGGAACTGGTGCTTTGCGTCTTCCTACAGGCACAACTGGTCAAAGACCAAGCTCACCTTCACCAGGATATATGAGGTGGAATACATCATTAGGTGCAGTTGAACTCTATAACGGAAGCACATGGATACAATATTACGGAGAGAATGGTACATCTAATGCACCATTTACATCAATGGCAAACTTATCAAGTAATGATCCTGGTTCTGGATATTGGTACGTTAAGTTTGATGGAACTAATACAGAAGAGATTTACGCATATAAAGACCCTAATGGAAAGTATTGGGTCATGGTTGCATCTATCACAGATAATACTTCACATGGTAGTTACACAGGTGGTTCGGACTCTTGGTATGGTAACTGGACAACTACATCAACTACTGGTAATGCAAGAGGTGCAATGGGAAATGACTTTAAGTCAAATCACTACAGAGGTTGGACAGCAGATGATGTATTGATTATGCAGGGGTTTGCTACATCTGGTACACCTTTTGATACATCTACTGAAGTTGGATATATTACTGGATGTTTTACTAATAGAGGTGGAAACATGTTCCAGATGTTTAATAACTATATCTCTTTAAACAACCATAGTAATATTGGCGGTACAATAATTCCAGGTATGCAGTTCTTTAAAGGATCAGCATCAGCATCAGATGGTAGATACAGAGGTAGCAGTGCAGGTGAACTTCAACCTGTAAATTCTTGGCATTTATCACCTGCAAACTGTGAAAACTATACTTTCAGTATGATTAACGCACTTGGTTGTTCATCTACAGGTTGTAACGTTGAACACCATGCATGGGTAGGACAAACAGGTAACAACTATTCAAATCAAAACTTCCCAGAACCTAACTGGTCTGGTAGTTGGGGAATAAATAATCCTGGTTCTGAAAACCATATGTATTGGTTATTCTTTTACGCATAAGACATGAGTACTCTAAACGTTAACGAAATACACGCATCCTCGATGAATAACTTCGAGATCAACTTTGACGATGGAGAGTCAATGATAGTTAATGGTTCTTGTAACTTACATCCTCTATCACATTTTAAGTTACCTGCAGGTACTACAGCACAAAGACCTTCTTCCCCTGCTGTAGGTATGATAAGATTTAACACAGAAGAATTGCAAGTAGAAGTTTATAACGGTAGTTCATGGTTACAAATAATTAGAGCATCAGCAGGTGGTAATAATGGTAGTACACCTGCTTTAGCAGCAGCAAATGTTCAAGAACTTATGGACTCAGGTGTTGCTGCAGATGGTAACTACTATATGAATATAGATGGTACAACCCGTAGATACTTTGTACCGATCAATAGTCACCCGTATTATATTCTCATAGGTAACTGGGGTGGCGGTGGTGCTGCATTTTTCAGTAATGCATCATCATTATCAGGTCAGAACTTAAGTGACCAAGGAGATACAACTCCTACAGGTAACTTTGCATATAACTCAACATGGGGTTACTACAGGAATGTAAGTGGATCTGATTACAGACATGCAACTTTTAGTAATAGAGGTATTACATATCGATATGTAAAAGTAAGAATGAACCTCTATAACTATTATTCTAACGATGGTCAGAACGGTAGAAACTTCCTAAATATTTCATCAGGAGTTGGTGATGGTCTAACGATCATGCGTGACAACTCAGGTGCAGGGGACGGACAACACATTTTTACTTTCTATACTGCTATCTCTAACAATGATAGTAACTCTTGCCCTTCAGTTGCGGGACAACAACCTACACACGTTGCAGGTGGTAATAATCCAGGTGGTTTCATGGGTAATAGGTACACATGTTTCTCTAGATCTGGAAGCGGTTATACCTCAGAGTATGTAAGAAACTTTACTGTACAACCAGGAGATAACTCTGGTGGCACAGGACCTAACGTATTTAATGGTGATGCATGGTTCACCCTTGATTTAGGTTCAACATATAGTGATAGCATGCATATTGTAATACACTCAGATCAAGACAGTGGAAATGAAGATACATACCTTAAAAGAGGTTGTGTACTTGTTCGACCTGCATAAATAACAAGGAAGGAGTAAAAAGTCACGAATGTCACAATTAAACGTTGATAAAGTTGTATCCCTGACAGGTGGAGGTGGAACCGCAGAGTTTCAACTGGAAGCGTCTGGCAACTTTAATTTTGATTCTGGAACTCTTTATGTTGATTCTTCTAACAATAGAATCGGTGTTAATGACGCATCACCTAGTTTCACCTTAGATATTGCAGGTACTGACGGTATGAAAGTTCCAGTAGGAACTACTGCCCAAAGACCAGGTTCACCAGTAGAAGGATTATTCAGATATAACAGTTCAGATAGAACCTTTGAAGGTTACTCATACGATCAAGATGCAGGTGCAGTTCAATGGGGTCCTATCGCAGGAGCAGGTAGTTCACTACCAGATCAATCTACAAACAGATATTCGGCATCATATACGGTTGGAGCATTATTAAGATCAGACGGAACTAACGCATATTGGTCATTTGATGGAGAGAACGATACAGGGTGGTCAACAGCAAGAATTTGGACACATGGATATGTTGGTGGTGGATACCAAAATGGTTCGCCATGGAATAATGTTAACAGAACAGTTCATGCTACAGATACATCAACAAACTTAGGAGATATTTTAGATAGATCAGGTGCTTATATGTCAGGATCATGGCATGATACTAGACACTTCTTTCACTCTATGGAGAACACATATAGAGGTTCTTCAAACTATACTAACGCAATGTCAATGTCAACTGAATCTGGTGTAACTCATCAGTCACAGTGGAATATGACGGTGAACAGAGACTCAATGGGATCTCACCAAGATCATGTGTTTGCAGGTGGATACTCTTACCTATATGGTGGTAACAACAGTAGGACAGACGTATTTAACTTAAAAACAGAAGTTATGAGAACATCTGGTTTCCCACCAAACTTTGATGACTCAGGTGCTGACCCTACATGGGGTGGACATGGTAGACTCTATGGTTGGGTTAAGAGATCAGGAACTAGAAGAGGTCAGTTCTTCAAGACAGAATCATGGGTATCATGGGAACACGGACCAGGTGGTGATGGTTGGAAGAAAATACTTCCTAGTATGTTAGGACATATGTACGTTGGTACAGGTAATAACAACCAGAACGGTAACCAGAAGTGTAGTGACCTTACTGGTATACAGGTTAGAGGTCTTAACTTTGGTAATATGGGTGAAGAAAACTTTGAAATGGGTATGAGAAAAGGTTATTGTTTAGGTAACTATAATGGTTCACAGAACAATAATACATTTAAAGTTAACTACAATAGCGATAGTTACAACAACTTAGGTGGAAACGCACCACCAACAGGACATGGTGGTATGTCATCAGCACACTGTTCGTCCTCTAGTTCTGTATCAGGACAGGGCAACTACGATTATGGTACAGCAATTCCTAACTACTAATGATTAGCACAACTTCAAATGACGTCATCGTCTTAGATGTCGAGAAATATCCTCAGGTAGGGGAGTGGGGTATCCTAATAGGTACTTACTTAGGGTTGGAAGCGTATCATCTTGCAGATGAATATTTTAAAACTATTCCTCAACATATAACATATCTCAGATACGATAGTAAATCAGGTATCATGGGAGATAAGTATTGGGGAGAAATCAGATTCCAGAGATCTGCCTATGGTGTAAATGAAGAAGGAACTACAAATAAAGATAAAGAGACCATAGAGGATACAATATACTCAGATTATGTTATCCCTTACATGAAAGATGTGATAACCCTAGCGATTCAAGAAGAGTTTGAACACAGACATAATATTCTTTTGACTAAGTTTTCTACACTTGAAGAAGCAACATGGGTAGATCAAATATGTGAGGCAACCGCATATATTGCTGATAATTCCTTTGAGACAAAACTGATACATAGTTTAGCAGAGGTCAGAGACTTGACAACTTTGGAGTTTGCGACTAAAATAGTTGATAAACAAACAGAGTTTAAAACAAAACTCTATGACCTAGCAGTCGCAGAACAAAAGATGATCCATGTTGTAACTGGATGTACAACTGTTCGTGACTTGAACGTAGTGCTTGAAGATTACTTCAGCATTGCAATGTCAAATGCACAATGTCTTGAATATGGAAGATGCACAACCAATGAAGAAACAGGAAACATCGAAAGAAAAGAAACTTTCGACTACTCAGGCGGATACAAGTTCTGATTATCATATCAGAGAGACTTTAGAAGATTTAAAACATATAAGTGAATATGATGTAGACAAGTTTGATGAAGCGTTGATGGCATGGTCAGAGCAACAGCACTTCGGACAAACTAAATTTCAAAACGAATACTTTGTTGTAAACTCACAGGTATCCCCATTCAGACAAGTACGTCAGGCAATGATGGAGATACAGGGTAGAACAAACGCACTACAAAAAACTACCATACAGTTCAAACGTTGCATGAATGATATTGCAAGGGTTACTGCTGCAATGGAAACAGAGGAAAACGAGTTTCATAAGATTGATAGACAGTATGAACTAGAGTTACTATACCTTGACAGACAAATATGGTTGAA